GGATGTTCAGGCCGCCTTCGGCAAGATCGTCCGGGTCCTTCTGCAGTGCCATCTTGGCGCGCGCCGCATCGAGCGCGGCCATGGCGATGGCGCCGGTGCCGATGTTCTTGTGGTTGGTGTGGAACAGCGCCACACCATCGCTCATCGCGGCGTTGGCAGTCAGCACCGCATAGACGAGGTTGCCAACGGTGCGGATGGCAGCGCGGCCCATGCGCGACGGGATGCGCGTGAAAACGCTCATGTCGTCGTTGATGATCGCCTGGCGGGTGATGGCGAACATCTTGCCGTAGGTGGCAAGCTGGATGCTCTCGCCGCGATCGCCGATCGTGCCATAGGTGTATTCGCCACCTTCAGGCACTTCGGCCAGTGTCGGGAACAGGTTGAGGTCGACGCGCTTGGCCGGCTTGAAATCCGACAGCGATCCCTTGGCCGTCCATTTGGCGAAGGTTTCCTCGGCTTCGAGGTAGCCCTTGAGCATCGACTTGTTGGCGACNCAGCGATCCCTTGGCCGTCCATTTGGCGAAGGTTTCCTCGGCTTCGAGGTAGCCCTTGAGCATCGACTTGTTGGCGACGTTGGCCAGCACTTCGACAAAATCACTGGTGGTGTGCTGGCCGCCGGCCATGACGAAATGCGGCATGCCGAGCGCGGCGCCGACCATGGCCATCGGATCGCCGGTGACCATCTTGATGCCAGCCTTGTCGAGGCTGGCGCGCGCCACTTCGCGCAGGCTCATCGACGAGAATTCGTTGACCTCGCCGCCGGCAAGACCAGCCTTGGACAGGAGCGACTTCTCGACGCCCTGGCGGAAACGGTCGCGCTCATCGGCGGTGACCATCGCGAAGGGCAGCGTGTGCCCCTGCCCCTTGTCAGGATCGCGATCGGCGACCGCGTCGATGATCAGCGCGGTGGCCTTTTCGAGACTGCCGGCAGCGTCCTTGATAACCTTCTCGGTCGCATCGAAGCCGATCTTGGCGCGGCCAGCCATCTGATAGATCTTCAGGTTCACAGCATCGGTGGTCATCGTCGGCTCGACGACAATTTCCGGCTGCTCGAATGTAACGGCCTTGGTGACCGTGACGGGCTTGGTCTGGTCCGCCGCAGGTGCAGGAGTGGTCATAGTGGTTTCCTTTCCAGGGTTGAGCGGCGCGGCGAGAACCGCAACCATCGGAAGGCTCGCGGCCTTGCGATTTGCTGACAGCGCGGCGAGATCGGCCGGCGCGTTCTTGTAGGTTTGATAGTCGAAGTTCGCATCGGCAACGGCCGGATCGCCGTCCTCAGTGGCGGCGGTGGCAAAACCTTTCGCCATAGCCTCGGTTGGCGAAAGCCATGTCTCGTCCTTCATCATTTTGCGAACTTCAGCATCGGAACGGCCGCTATGATCCGCATAGACAGCGGCGTAGACGCCGGTCAGGACATCGAGCGCGGCGGCGTTCTTGCGGTGCGCGTCGGCAGGCCCAAGCGTGATGCCGGACGGCTCATGGATCATCATCAAGCTGCCGAGTGGCATTTCCACAGTATCGCCAGCCATGGCGATCATCGATGCGGCGGAAGCGGCGACGCCGTCGACGACGATGGCCACCTTGCCATCATGTCGCTTCAGCGCATTGTAGATGGCCGCCCCTTCGGTGGCGACGCCGCCGCCGGAATTGAGGCGCACGGTGATATCGCCGCTCATCTCGGCAAGCGCGTTGACCACGTCGGCGGCGGTGAAGCCGGCGCCTTCCCAGAAATCATGGAAGCCGACCGGTCCATAGAGGATCATGTCGCCACCGACGATCAGGTTATTGTCCATTGCGGTGTCTCCTATCGCGGCATGACGGTCAGGCGGCGCGCCGCGCCTTGACGCGGACACCGGGAGTGCCGGGGCCTTGCGGCATCTGGTAGCCACGCCTAACGATTTCCGACGGGTTGCCAATCACGACTTCACGCGTCTTGACGACGATGCCGAGCGCCGAGTCGCCAGCTTTATGACCGTCGACCCAGCGCCAGTAAGGTGCCAATTCGCCGGCCTCAACGTGCAGACTTATAAGGCGCCAATGACCACGAACCTCATGCTCGCGTTTCCCGGTCCCGCACCCCTCGCCGCCCTTCAGGACGCCGCGCATCTCGCTGGTGTCTGGAAGGTTTAAGGAAACGACGTTGTGCGAATAGAACGGCCTGCCAAGCTGGGCGCGACGGCGTAGCATCACACGATCGGCGGGCGACGGGACAACCCGGCGAACTGACACCATTCTGCTCGAAGCGAGCACCGACAAAAGGAAAGCACCCATCAGCATCCCACGGGAAAGGCGATCGAAATCGAAGCCGTCAACCGCCTCTCCGTACCTTGTCGCGGAGCAGGTAACAGCATTCCCTGAAATGCTGCCCCAATGAATAGCGCCGACAGGCAGCACCAAATTTTGGTTGGAAAAGGGCTGGAAACAGAGCAGCAGCAATTCTCCATTAACAACTTCAGGTGTCCATCCGTAGCGATACCCGCCGATAGAGCATTCCAGCCAGAAATCATTTGAAGGGAATTTTGCTATTCTCTCGATGTCGCGCAGCTGCTGGTTTTCATAAACTGCTACAACTTGATCCATCGTTTCTTGGTCAAAGACATAACGGTCAACCTTGCCTGACCACTTCTCCGACCAATGCGACGCATGATTTTCCGACGGCAAGGCCAGTTTGTTTCGAACTCTCTCAATGAGCAGATCTTTTGTTGGACGCAACTTTAAAAGGTCATCACACAGCAACATCGCCATTTCACTCCTTTGGCGCAAAGCGTTGAAGCTTTGCAGCGACGCTTGGGCTGACGACCGTCTCAAAGCTCTCGCCACCAGGGATTTGCAGGATCACCCGCGTTCCCAAAGCAGTAGGATCTCCTGTCGTGTCCGCTGCTGGCGTCGCGGCGGTGACCGCGTTGCCGGCCGCCGTGCGCATGCGTGGATCTGAATCGAAGATCAGGCCGAAATCGTCGGCCCGCTTGTTAGAACCGGCAATCTCAGCATCGAGATCCTCCGGATCGAAGCCAAACTTGCGTTGCGATTCCGGCCGCGACGATAGGCCGATGCGGATCGCGTCGCGCTCGGCGGCGATCTCTTCCTTCGGGTTGACCATCTCGCGGCGCGGTGGCGTCCACATCAGCACGGCAGCGGACAGGTCGCGCGCCAGGACAAGTTGCGCGGCTTCGAGAAACCAGCGCCCGACGGGGGCGCAGAGCTGCGGCACCATCATGAAGTTCTGAGCAGTTGCAATGGTGCGCTGGAATTCCAGCCATCCCATGCGGCCGGACGAGAAATTGACGCCGGTCAGGTCGCCGGACAGAACCTCGTAAGAGACGCCGAGACCGACCGCGATGTCGCGCAGTTCGGCGGCCTTGTAGCCGGCATATTCGCCGACTGATGGCGGCGAGCCGAAGGTGACTTCCTCGCCCGGCTTCAGGCGCTGGATCATGCCCGGTTCCAGGCTTTCGACCTGGTAGATGCCACCGGCGTCTCTCTGTGTCGCCTTGTTCGGGTCGGCCGCGGGCATCACGGTCGAGACGTTTTCTTCCGACTGGATGAAGGCGGCGAAACAGGCGGCGACCTTCTGCCGGATCAGCTGCGCATCGGCATAATCGGCGAGATCGCGCATCTTGAGGATGACCGGCGCGAACCATGTGACGCCGCGCGCCTGGCCGGGCCGGTCGGCGCGGAAGATGTGGGCAATTTCAGACGCCGGAACCAGATGACTTTCATAGGCGATGCCGGAATAGGAACCGGGATGCTGGCTGTAGAGCCAGTAGCCGACAAGGCGCCCGATCGGATCGAACTGGATGCCCTGGACCATATAGCCGCCATTGTTGGCGACCGGACCATCCTTGCTCGAATCGATGTAATCCGGCTCCAGGACTTCCAATTGAAACGGCAGCGGCAAGCCGTCAGAAGCGCGGCGCGGACGGCGGCGCACCAGCGCTTCGCCAGCTTCCGCGACCGTTGCCATGGTGAGCCACTGCAACCCATAGAGATTGGTGCGGCCGCGCGCGTCGCACGCCGTCGTGTCGAGATGCGCCTTGACCAGGTCGAGCAGCCTGGCCTTGACCGTCTTCGGCACATTGCCTGTTATGGACGGGATGATGCCCGTGCCGACGATGTTGTTGGCCAGCACCGACTTGCCGCGCGCGGCGTGCGCATTGTTGCGCACCATGTCGCGCGCCACATCGCGCAGCCGCGACAGCGCCGGCAGGTTTTCGGCATTGGCGTCGGTCGACACCACGCGCCAGCCCTGCGAACGGCGGCCACGCGTGGCGCCGTCGAAGGCCATGGTCGCTTGGCTCATCGCTGCCATGCGCGCGCGGCTCTGGGCACGACGCTCGGCCATGCCTGGCGCGACGACGGCTATGGCGCGGTCAAGCAGACCCATCAAAGACCCCTGTCGAAGCTGGCGACGGTGCGGCGCGGCGGTTGAGAGCCGTCGACTTCGGACTGCATTTCCTTGAGCGCCTTCCGCATCTCGCTAAGCGACTGGTATTGGGTCAGCGTCTCGCCGTGCTTAAACGTCAGCACGCCGGAGGCGATGGCATTCTTGAGGGCGTCGATCTGGGTCTGCGTGTAGGCCATCGCCCTATCCTTTCAGCCAGCCGGAGCGCGCATTGACGAAGCGCTCACCCTTCGGCGCGTTCTTGTCTTCCGCCTGTTTCTGCGCCGGCTTCGGCACCGGCATCGCCGNCTATCCTTTCAGCCAGCCGGAGCGCGCATTGACGAAGCGCTCACCCTTCGGCGCGTTCTTGTCTTCCGCCGGTTTCGGCGCAGGTTTCGGCACCGGCATCGCCGCCTGCGCGAGCAAGGGCGCCGGCGCGAAGAAATCGAGATCGCCGGGCAAGCCGCGCTCGGCGGCAAGATGCTTCCATTGATCCTCGGTCATCCGTGACAGGCCGAGATAATCGGCCAACGCCGAATTGTAGACCTCGCAGTCGAGCAGGTGATTTTCCTCGCCGCGGCGAACCGTCCAGACGCGCCGGACCCGGCCTCGGAAGGTCTCGTTTGCCAGATATTCCGAGGTGATCTGGCGGAAATAGACTTCGTCCTGCCAATGACCGAAATGGATATAGCCCGGCGGGTTGACAGGCTGGCCGGCGGCTACACCTTCCTTGCGCAGATCGGCGTAGAAAGCGCCTTTCAGCGGCCAGGTGCCGACCGCCCAGACCATGGCGCCGTTGCGGATGCGCTTGCCGTTGAAATCGATATCGACCGGCGACGGCTGGCCGAGCGGCGGGCGGCTCCAGCCATCGACGCCCTTCAGTGCGAAAGTCGCCGGCTTGCCGCGCACCCAGGTGTAGACGATATGGCTGCGATAGCCGCTGTCGACGCCGAACAGG